AGTGTCAGCTGGCCAATTGCGGAATGTAAACGAACCGTCAACTGTCATGGTGTATATGTGAATACTAGCAGCAGATACGTCAATGTCGTTTGTAGCACCAACTGTATTGGAATACGCAGTACCGTGAAAATTGTTATAATATCCGTTATTGATTGATCCTAAAAGGAGGTTGTTAGTATCACCTGCTTTTAATGAATCTGTCTGCAAAGTTGTGATCTCTGAGCTAGCAGTGGCTAATGCACTTTTGATGCTGTTGAAGTTATCACGAAAGCCTTGGCTGTCGTTGTCTTGCCCCGCAACTGGGTACTGCTCGTCGATGTTTGCATAAGTTATTTGGCTTGTCATACTGTAATCCTATCGTTTCTAAATACAAGGTATTTATCCCCTGTGCTACCCGCTACTGAATCTATTATGTAGCGGTCTACTGTGTAGTCTAGCAGGGTAAAATCAAATCCGCTGTGCTTGATGTTTAAAATAATGTCAGCAGCTTGCCCAACAGCACAGAAGCATAATGGTACTGCTAGTTTAAATCCTAGTTCAGATTTTGTTCCACTCTGAATACTACGCATCCATAATGGCAAATAATTGCGTTCAGTTTCACCTACTGCGCTAATACGCTCTTGCCAATTAGAAACACTACTTGGGAAATACGTATTGGAGTTAGGGTTTGAAACAAAATAACCTTGACCGTCAACTGTTACTGTCTGTTCAAGATTCATATTCCAATCAATACCGTTATCCACTGTGATTGGTTCGGGTTGTAGGCTTTTTCCAGTTAACTTGTTGGCCAATCGTTTGCCGTTAGGCTCTAGTGGATCTAGCATCTCAATATAAATGACTTCGTATATTGCAGTATTGGTACCTGATTTGTAAGCAGTTGCCTGTTTAACAGATCCAAATTGGAAACGCTTGCGCTTGTGATTCAATCCGATTGCACCGATGTATGCTGCTGCATCAGTAGTTTCAATTCCTGCATAGATTATCATTGATAGATCTTTCTGAATTCCGAAGTTGTTGTCATTGTTTCTATAGATGCTACTAGGTGTAAAGATTTGTGGATCGTTGATAAAGTTTTTCCACGATGCACGTTGTTCTAATTTTAAAAATGGTTTTACTTTGATATTAGAAAACACAAGTTCATTCGGTGTATCAACACGAATGGTAAATGTACGTCTCACTGCACTGATGCCAAACTGGTCACGTGCCTCGATAGTAAATGTGTACACGCGATCGATTGTAGTTGTACTGTTATCAAAAGTAGTCACACCTGATATAAAGTCAAATGTAGTTAATCCCATACTAGTGTTTGTAGCATATTGATTAACCTTGCCAACAATCTCTCCATCTAGGTCTAATCCTAGACCTGGAGGTAGTGCCCCTGACTTGATTTGATAAATTACCATGGCATTGGGCACAGTACTTGTGGCAGAAACACTTAGCGTTGAAACAAAGTTGGCATTAACTGTGCCCAAGTCTGGACCAGTGACCCAGTTAATCACACTATCAATCTCACCAATAATGTTTACTGTAAAGGTTCTGAAAGAACTAGCTGTTTCAAACTTGTCACTTAGTCTAGTTGACTTAATAGTGAACGAGTAGGTAGTGGTAATTGCAGGCTGATACGGAACATTACCGTATACTGTAGACGATGCAACGTCATATACTAAGCCTAGTGGCAGTTTACTCAATGACCCGATATAAAATGCCACTGCATTCGGAATGGTTTCTTCCAACGAGTCGGTTAATGTTAATCGATAGTTGCCGCTGCCCAATGCAGTTACATGACTAATTTGATATATCTTACTGGTTGCACCGTCTACTAGACCGGTAAAGGTTAAGTATTGCGCATACATTGGTGGAACATCAGTGTTAACAGTCAAGTAAGTACCACCCGCGACGTTATCAGTAAGCAATATCTTATTAGCAACTGCCTTAACTTCTGTGTTTACTAACTCTAAGTTATTGATCACATTCTCAGTATCGTAAGTGTCTAACGCAATCGTTACATAATTGTTTGATCTGTACGTACCTAAGTTAGCCGCAGTGACCCAAATAGGTGCTCGCAAGTAAGTAACGTCTGCTGTAAAGAATGAAGATGCTAATGTGTTATCAGCACGGAAGTAATCATCCCCTACAACGAAGATGTCAAATTTTCTTTTGATAGTTACATCGCCATCGGATACTGAAACAACAAATTCGTAATTACGATTAAGTTTTTTGGCAGGTTGTGCTGGCACGTTGAAGTCAAACGTAACAGTATCATAGATATAACTATCATATCCGTTAGTTGGACGCACTGCAAAGTCAAATGCCACAGCGTCATAATAACTGTCATCGTATGTACCGTCACCGTCTTCTGGTTTAATTGATAATACTGGCTGAACAAACCCTACGATCCTACCGTCTGATGTTAGAATCAATCCAGGCGGCAGCTCTCCGTCGTCTCTTGAGATAAAGTATGTAAGTTTTCCGCCAGCAATTAAGTTTAGATCAGTAACTTCGATTTGAAAGTCGATGTATGTACTATCAATTGTGAATAGTTGTTGAGCAATTCCCACTGGCAAGTTGCCCTCTGCGGTAATAAATTCTGGACCATCTGCATTGTCCACGGACATTACATAGGTTCGGTCAGAAATACTGCTGGCTAATTTTGCTCTAATACAAAATCTAAATTCAGTGTTACGTGGAACTTCGTATGGAGTACCGGCAATACGGTTTCCTTGAATAGGTAACTCCGTCGTCATTGCTCACAGGAAGTGGTAAATCAAGTGTGACTCTTTCTCGAAAAGTCCCAAATGAGTAACCAGAATTTTCAGTCCATACATTTAGCGTCATAGTTGCTCTCAGTTAGCAATATTTATCGCTAAATCTAGTTTAAAAAGTGCCGAAGTCTAAGTTAGTTTGGACGTTTGCAGAGGCTGTAAAGCCTAGGTTACCAGTGCCATTCATGTCAATATTGCCATAAGTTGGGGCAATAATGGTGCCTAAATCAACTGATAAGTTATTACCCATTAATAGCACATCAACTAATCCTTTAAGCGTGGGCACATCAATTCCGTATATTGTTGTCTGTACATCACCGTGGTAGATATAATGATCTTGAAGATCAAGATCCCCGCCCAGTTGCGGCGAGGTGTCGCTAGATAGTAAAGAACTTGCATGTAAGTCAACAGTAGTATCAGTATGCGTAATAACTACTGAATTATCAGTGCTAGTTAGGGTTTTGAATTCTAAATTAACGTCATTCTTCTGTGCAAAAATAGCAGTGCCAGAACCTAAATTGATACCATCTGCAATTTCATTTCTAAGAATATCAAAGTTTGCATTTACTTTTTCAAACGCTGTTCTTAGATCATCGCCAGTACCGTCGTTTGCGTACCCGCCAATATTGATAGTTTGTAATGTCATAATATGCTCTCTTTAATATATTTACCTAAGATCAAACAATAAAATCTCACTGTCTGTACTGGTTATTTTTAGTTCTGATTCTGCCGTAAAAGCGTATCCGTCACCTTCTATAAACGGGTCCCCGTTAACTGTTCCTGTGCCAGTTACTACATATAGGTAATACCTACGAAATAGATCAAGTACACAGTCAAACGGTTTGGTAAAAATTCCAGCTAACAAGCGGGCATCCGATCTAATTGGTAGTTGTGCTGTAATGTCGCAGAATTTGTTTAGCTTATCTTCTCGTGTAAATTGATGCCAGCCGTAAACTGGAGTAGCATCTTTAACATCACTGCGAATCCATAATTGTAGATACCGTACAGGTTTGTCACTACTGTTGCCTTCGCTGTGGAACATGCCCGAACCTGCACACATACGCTGCACTGCACCACTTGGTATTTCTATAGTTTGTGTATCGTCGACATGATAGCATGGTCCGTCTACGACATAGCCAAAAATTTCCCTATCAGTATGCTTATGTCGCCCAACATGATATCCGGGTTCTACTCTGTCGTCGTTAATAGTTTCCAATGCACCAAAATTTAAATAGTCAAAGTTCGAATAGGCTTGAAAATGAAAGGTCCTATAACTTAATATAGAACCTTTCTCTTCAATAACGCCTCTTGTGTTAGCAGGACGTTTTGATATCATATTAGCAGTTAAACCACCAGTTGTCGTCTTCGCCAATGATTAGATCAAATCTATAAATGATACGAACTTTAAAGGTTGTACTCCAGCTGTTGTATGTACTATTGCTAAAAAATACAATACCGTTTCTATCAAAACTATACATTGGGTAGCAATTATATGTTGATTTACCCCAATCACTTGCGTTATCACTAGTATACGGATCGTAAGGTCTACGTTGATAGCTACCTAAATCTGACCAACCAAAGCTGCTAACTAACGAATCTGAGCCAGCATCCCATGTTCCAATTGGTTGACGGTATATTTTCATTAGATATTGACCGGTACCGCCTATAATACCGTTACCGGGACCTGGAGAATATTCTGTAGTAATATCTTCTTTCCAACCGTACCAACGATATCCATTGTTCCAGTTGTACTGTGCAGTTCCTGGACGATATACATTTAATTGAATCTGTGTTGAAATTTTGTAAAAAGTGATTTCAATTGTGTCGCCCTGGTTATATGTCTGTGGA